AAGGATAACATTGACGGTGGTGTATGAATTATTTGAAGTACTACCTTGTGAAATTCTAATAAATTGTGCTGGTTTTGCGACTTGGTAAAACCCTACACCATTAGTATTTACAAAAGCTAATGTTCCAGTTGCAGCCGATAAATTTGAAGGTACTGATGAAAGTGAAATAGGCTGAATTGGACTCCAGAATTTACCGTCTCCGGAGCCTTCTATTGTAATTCTAGGATTACCATTTGGTGAAGAAATTACGACATTCATTGCATTAAAACCCGATGTCTCGAATGTTATATAGCCCGATGAAATAGACAAAACTCCTCTGATGTTTCTTTCAGGCAGTTTTGCATTTACTATTGGTTGATTTTGTAATCCTACAGGAAAAAGATTTTGTATCATAATTAATTATCTTTTGTTGCCGCCTGCCACATCCTGACTCCGTCTGGGTAAAGCTGATAAACGGTGTTTGTCATTGTTTTATTTTCATCATTCAAGACTCTAATTATTATAAGTCTTTCACTTGCATTAACCTGCAGTAAATCAGCGTAGGTTAATACTGTAATGAAAGAAACTAAAGAGTCAATTAGTATACCTTTATAACTTTTCTCATCATCCTGTTCGCCTCCTAAGTAAGAGCCTAAAAACATATTTTCTCCCACAAATCCAATTACAAAATCATTTACTTGCTGCTCGTATTTCTGTGCAGGGATGTTGTTTGTTGGGTGCTTAAAAATCATTCTTTGTCCAGGAATACAAACAGGCTTTCCAACTATATTAGTGATATCTGTAAGAAGCTTATCTAATCCTTCAATATCAGCAACTGGGACTTTTTCGTTTTTATGTCTAAAAGAATCTATCCAGTCCCAAAATTGCTCTTGTGTTGGAATTAAATCAGTCTTAAACCAATTCTTAATTGTGTTTCTTAATTGTACTGCCATTATCCTATATATTGAATGAAATGAACTACTCTATATGGATTCATAATTGAGTAAGGCTGTCCGCCTCCTGCTTTCTTTGTTTTAACATAAGTGTTACTTCCTGAATTCAATGTTTTTTCTGAACCACCTCCTGCAGCATTCTTGTTATCAACTGGCATATCATGGTCATGTTCTGCCATCTCTGCAATTGTATTAGTGTGGGTTTGACTACCTCCATAAGATAAAAGAGTGTCAAAAGGTGAAACACTAGAGTCTAAACCAATTGGAATACGACCTTTCAGTGGTTCATATGGTTCCCAACCTTTGGGAATATCCCCAATAGGTCTACCCCAAATTGCTACCATTCCTATTGGCAAGGTTCTATCCGGTAAAGCTTCCAATGCAGCAATTCTTGCCTCTAATGCTGTAACGGTAGTTTTATCTCCTTTCGCTTCCAAAGCTTCAGGAATATTCTTTGTTTCAAAAACTCGTTTAAAGTCTACCCAAGGGTATTGTGTAGTACCAGTACCGAATTGAGCATATCGATTAAATATCACATCGTGCTCGTTGTTGTCTTCAAACTCTAAAGCTGTACGCTCTTCAATTATAACAACGTTAGATTGAAGTATACCACCTTTAAATTCGTAAAGCTCTCCATTGATAAAAACAACACCATCAGAAACTGTAGAACCCGCGATTGTACATCCTGATATAATTGAAAAATTCCCTGCTAATGCACCAAGTGTACTATATAGTGTATATGCTTGTGTTACTTTTGTGAGTAAATCAGCATCGAGTGGTAGTCCTACACTTTGGTTAAAATTAAATTTGATCATATGGGTCTTATTTGGTAACGTTTTGGTTCTATTTTATAAAAATCTACTACAGCCTGAATTTCATATATTTGCGTATCTAGGAGTTCTTTAGGAACAAATACTATAAAGTCAACACCTGTAGTTAAAAATTCACTTCTCCGATATAGATAGGTTTTACCTAAATAAATCGACTTTTTTTCAGCTCTTGTGTAAATGTATTTTCTTGGAAAAGCATTACCATTGGCCGTGTACAATCTTCGTTGTTCTGGGTCAAAAGCATCGTTTAATACCTTTCTTAAATAACATCTTTGGCCTGTGTGCTCGAGTTTGTAAAAATCCTCTTCTCGTTTCAATTTCCATTGATAATGCAACGATGATAAAGGAGCTAATAGCGCCTGAACAAATCCAACTAACAATGGTTTACGTAGGAATGTTGGCAATAGCAAAATTGCTAGTCGTTTAAAATCTATATCATACCACATATACAACTGAATTAAAGTTCTCTATCTCGAAATAACCACTCTCAGGTATTGTACGAACATTAATCGGTTCAAATTCTCCATAAGCATGCGTTATGACATCATACTTTTTAGAGGTTGCTACAATGATGTTTGCATTGCTTACACCGTCAACAGCTCGCAAGTGTTCAATTAAATCGTTCAAGACCAATTCGCCATCAAATGGCAAGGCTTTCATATATTCATTAATTGCAGTTTCAACTGGTTGACCTCCATTTTTTTTGCTATTACCCTGATCGTCTAGCACTAACACATCACGAAAAATTTGCATATTCAACAAAAGTTTGTCGGCAGGATTATTAACTACTCGAAGCTTTACGCCTTCGTATTTGATTTCTTCCATGTATGCTAAAAAACTTTCCTTTTCATCATCGGTTAATGGTTCTAAGGAATCTCCTGACTCACTGGCCACTTTTACAATAAGAGTTGATGTCTCAGAACTTGGCTTTATCGAACAATATTTAATAATTTTTGAGGCTTCTATTACTTCCTGTGTAGCGTCAAGATTTGCGAACGTATCTGTGTCATAAATTAGCTCAAAACCATATTGAAACTTTAAAGCCATGTCTTTATACCATGGAGCGTTGCCACGTTTTTGTGTATTAATTGCAGCTATGATCTCTTTTTCTTTTTGTTCAAACAATAATTCCAAAACCATAATAGCGTAAGAAACCACAAAAACAAATAACCTATAAATTGCTGTTTTGCTTGTTGAATTCAGGTCAGTTAAATCGGGATTATTTGCGATGCTATTAAATATTTCTTGCTGTATTGCCGTTACTGTTCTTGCCATTATAATACTTTAAAATCGGTTCCTATTTTCATTTTTCCTATGCCTAATTCAGTTAAAAAAACCATGGCTTCATTGTTAATTCCTGTTGCTGGCTCAATTTTGTGTAATACGAAATAATTAACTACTTCTTGATTTCCATAGTCTTTTGCGGGTAATAATATTATTTGACCTGCTTTGGGATTTTCAGTAATACTCATATTATTAAGAATAGAGATATCAACAAGAGCATCCATAGAACCACAATGTCTAATAGCAACATCTAATAAAGTTTGATCATTCAAGGCTACTATCTGTGTCATCTAACTCAAATTGTTTATAGAATTTTTTATTAATTATTCTGATTAATGTTTTTGCATATTTAACTCCCAAGCTGTCTAAGTTTTCCAAAAGACTAACCAATAATTGCCAAATAATACCTAACAAAACCACCCAGTACAACCAAGAAAAAGGGTCTAATTCTAAATCCATTATTTTAATGAAATCTGCATTTTTTGCGAAAGTGTTCAGGATATAAATAGGAACTAAATAAGTTGCTATTTTTAAGATCATTCGACCAAATTTTCTACTTTCATGACGTTCGCCTCTTTTCATCGAAGCTTGTATACCTGTGTACCATTCGGAAACTAATAAGACTACATAAGCGATTAAAAACAAATGATTGAAACCAAACAAAAAACTAACAGTTGAAAAAATAAAAGCCACAATTAAATCGATTTTAATAATAGAAGTTGATGTGTAAAAGAACCCAAAAGCACTTTTTAAAAATTCATCTAAATCGACAAAACCAAACCCTTTTAAAACATAATTAATCACTCTGATCATATTTCAATATTTAAATTTTCAATTCCTTTACTTGTGTCAATTGTTGCATTGGTATAACCATCATAGTTTAACTGAATCTTTAAATCACGTTTAAACTCATCTGCAGTAATTGTTTTTTTGATATAGTTGATAGCTCCAAAACCCGCTAATGGAAATTCTTTTAATTCCCCTGGTTGTAAGTCTAAAATATCTTCAACATGTTGTTGATCGCTTTGACCAATTGCAAAATCGCCATTAACAAATGCCAAATCACCGTTTTCAGATCTCAATATATCTTGTCTCATTTTCTAACTTATTGTTCCGGTTCCGGTTCCTGTTTGAGCAGTAGCGGTTCCTGTTGTACTTACATTGACTGAAACCATTCCGGACTTTATATAATTTTTAATCGCAACCATTAATTTCTCAGCATAAATTTCTTTTGCAGCTTCGTAATCAACTGCTTGAATCATCTCATCCTGAATCGCTATTATTTCCGCTTTAAATGCGTTATCGTTTAATGCCATTAGCTTAGTAATTGATTCGTTTTGTCTTTTAAATCGGTAAATACTAATTTGTCTGCAGGTGAAAATCTACCTGGTCCCGAAGGTGTCGTTATTATTGCTTTATTAAGTTGGTCAAAACCGTCATTTAAAATTGATTTAAGACTAAGGTTTCCGTTCTTAATCGTAAACTTTCCATCTTTCATTTCGAACAACTGATCACTCATTTTTATGATCACTTTTTCAATCTCTGAAACGCCTAAGACAAAGGCATTATCTTCATTTTCTAAGCGGCCAATAATTACTTTTGAGCCTACTTTTGGATAAATTGTAAACTGACTTTCTGTATCTTCAATTATGGCATTAAGTCTAACATCTTCATAATTATCAACAGTACAAGTGTCATTTTCTATAGCTTTTACCGTTCCAACAGTTAAGGTGAATTTGCCTTTATTTTTCTTTGAGCCATTTACAACTTGCTTAAAAAGTTCCTCAAATTCACTCATAGTTTGTAACTTAAATTATTAGCTCGTTTAATACCTTCTGATCCGTTAACATCAATCGTAACACTTTCAATAAAATACCTACCATCCTGATGCCTATCTTTATAGAATGGACGGTACAATTGTGCTGCATGTCCAGGCTTGGTTCTAGGAACACACCAACCGTCTAAAGTTCCTTCAAAACCACTATAAGAAACGCTAGTCTGTTGTTTATTTGCCCATAATTGAAGTTCTGATTTCGTCATATTTGGCCACAACTTCATTTTCTTTTCATCGCCACCTTTTTCGCCAACAGATATTGTCAAAACAGAGCCATTGGCTTGTTTACTTTCGACAGTTAAAAAGATTGGTTTACTTTCTTTTTCTTGAAACTTCAAGCTACTACCACGGCGAACATTCTCACTAAAGTTGAATTTATGAACCGTTTCTGCTTTAAAATCTACGATCATACCTACGGCTAGCGTAGTTGGATTTTTAAAGTAGGCTCTAATTCCTGCTTTTTCTCGAAGCTCCTCCAATACATTGTAAGGTGTAGCGTCTTGAATTAACCATTTACCAATACTATAATCAGCATTACATTCAATGGAATATTTTGCAGGTAATACCGCTTTCAATATGTCGATAAGCTTTCCAGATTTTATAAATTTGGTTATTCTAGGAGCTTTTTTTAATTTAAACATTTCATCTTCGCATTCTAAAAGCAAAGGCATTTCAGCACCTACTGAAGTGATATATCCTTCGAATTCATTTTGTAAATCGCCATCGTAACCAAATTCAATTTTAATAGCATCGCCTCGTTTCATAAAATCCAAAATAGATCTACCTGAAATATTGACAGTTTTACCAACTTCATCAACAGCATTCCGAAATTCTCTTGGCAATTCAATTTTTGCAGTATTTGAAAGAACTTGTACACTAGATTCTATATGAATAGATTGACAAACACGAAACTCTAAATTATCAGCAATCGTAATTTTTATACTGATGTTGTGATACAAATAATTCATTATCTATTCGGTTTCAAAAGCGTAAAATTGACCGCCTTTATTGAACTTGCATTTATACTAAATTGTACTGTGTCCTGGTAACCTTCTACAGATGTAAAATTGATAGATCGAAAGAATAAACTATCGATATCTCTTTCTTCAAACTGCGTTCCTATAACCTTTACAACTCCATTATATCTCCAGTTCTGATTTAAACGACGTATCTCATCACTTGGATAAATTCTATTATCTAAATCAATCAGCAATCCGTTTAAAGTGATATCCCAAGGTTTAGTTCCCCAGCGTTCTATTACTATTGGGTCATCATCATTCACTTCAGTTTCGATCAAAGATTTTTCTTGAGAAAAACTCATTAACATAGGAGGAGCGAAAAGACTCCCTTTATCCCCGTGTAAAATCGCTGAAAACTCTAATGGGTCTAAATTTGGAATTACCATTTTTACATATTCTACATTTGACTCCTGGAGCGGAAATGTTTGAAATGCATAATCTTTGTTTTCAACTTTATCAATGAACACTTTCTCGATTGCTTTTCCTGCTGCCATCATCCCAAAAGCGGCAGCATATCGTGCCGCTAAATCAATAGTTATGTTTTTAGGGAAAGCAGTAACGTCGTTGAATACTTTTCCATAAGCGTCAGTTACTGCCATTATATTGGAGTTTTAGGGGCTATTATACCCATATCGATTAAATACTTTACTTGTGCCCACTTTTCCGACCAAACTGTATCTGACAACTGTTCCGGGAATGGTATATGAAGGATGTGACTAATCATTGCATCAATTTTGAAAACTATATCTTTATCAGTATCTCCAATTAGTCCCGGACAGTCGTCTAATACTTTTTTATACGGTTCTCTCTTATTGGAATAATTTCGGCCAAGGCACTTACACATGTCAAAAACAAGGCATCATCACCAAGTACCTGGTCTTTATCTGTCAATAAGCAATTCTTTACCAAAATCTCTTGTGCCTTTGCTGGATTCACATTTTGATACTTTAAGTATTGCCCCATAGTTCTACGATCAGGAACACATACGATTACTTCAAGAATGTCATCACCATTATCATCTAAGGGTAATTCAACACGTCTTAACATTTCTGCACCACCTGCAGCTTTAATTTGGTCTTCTGATAGCTTCTTTACTTCTTTTGCCATTATATTGTTTTGTTTAAATTTGATTTAAAAAAGCCCTCCCGTAAGAGGGCTTTTAAGTGAAAAATGAAAATAAATTAGGAATTATGCTGCGACGTTTAATTCTACTTTTAGAGCGAACATGGTGTACTCTTTTTTAAGACCCATTTCGCCAGTAACTTCACGACCTTCGTTTTGGAATTTTACCAAAAGACGATCCGTAACGATGATATTAAACTCATTTGTAAAAGTTACGATTACATCAAAAGGCTTAATATTTAAAATACTCCCACCATTGGCAGCTAACTCAATTGGTACAATATCATGCATCATAAAACCAAGAGATGCACTTGGAGTAATCTTTCCAGAACTCCAACTTGAAGCTGTTTTTCCAAGTGTATAGTTCAATTGGTTTTCCTCCTCATTACCGTAAGTGGCTGATGTTACTTCGACAGGAACACCATTTATAAATACTTCAACATCGGCACTATCGTAAGCTTTTCCGTTTCTTGTGATTTCCGCCATTATTGTTTCGCTTTAAGATTAATAGTTCCGTTTAAGAATCCGAGTACACCAGTAGGCTGTATGTCAAAAGAAACTTTAAGTTCTTTCGCAACCAACAGATCACTATTAGGGTCAATGGTTGTTTTTCCTGAAGATATTTCAACAGCATTTACCATGTCTGTAAAAATGTTATCTCCAATTGTTGCCAAACTAACACGAACACCCGTTGGTAATTTTCCTTCTTTATTTACCGGATATGTTTTTTTGACTTTGGGTAAGTAGGCAGTTCTTAGTTGTCTAGCACAGTCATCCATAACACGACCGTAAGCAATTGTGTGCTCGTTCATGTTGCCTTCAGCATCTATTTTAATAGGTGCGCAAACGTGGTCGTTATTGATACGGATTCCTGCTAGTCCAGGATAAGTAACTCCAAATACATAGCCTTTATCTTCAAAAGTTTGCAATTCTGCATAAACTTCTTTGTTTGTTTTGTGGTTTGATAGTCCTGGAACCATCCAAGCCGACTTGGTACTATCCATTAAATCAAAAGCCTCATTGTCTCCAATGTTTTGATTAATAGCAGCTGCAGCGCATACTCCTAAAAAGGTACCTACATCAGCAAATTTTTTGGCATCGCCTGTTTTTGTTTCAGCATATTGCCAGTCCTGACCAATTACTAATGTTACTTTTGTTGCTTCTACATTTGCAAAATCTCGCAAGTCCGGAACAACCGAAGCAAGTCCGTTAAGGTTATATCCTTCGATACATCAGAGTAAGTACTGACGAGCAGGCTGAGAAGGGCTTCTCCCAGCGTAATCAGGAAGAAATGCTAAGGAAATATTGCAGCATAAACCAAATACAAATACGTAATGTAATTTATGAAGATCATTCAGCAAAGACTTTTAACAGACCGCAATGGAAAAAATTTCTTGCTGATGTAAAAAAAACTAAAAATAAAATTAATTTGGTTCTTTTTATGAAGTGGGATAGGTTCAGCCGTAACGCGGGTGATGCTTACCAAATGATTAATGTATTAAGAAAATTGGGTATAGAGCCGCAGGCAATAGAACAGCCACTTGATCTTAGTGTTCCGGAAAACAAAATGATGCTGGCTTTTTACCTGGCTGCGCCCGAGGTTGAAAACGACCGAAGGGCATTGAATACCTTTCAGGGGCTTAGAAGGGGTAAGAAGGAGGGGAGGCATATGGGTATGGCTCCTTATGGCTATGCAAATAAAGTTACAGAAGATGGAAAAAAATATATTGCCATTGTACCGGAGAAAGCCGTAAAACTTGTTTGGATATTCGAACAGGTAGCAAGAAATGTTTTTAGTACCGAATCTATTTACCAGATGGCTAAAGATAAAGGGCTTGTTTTATCTAAAAGCAACTTGTGGGTAATTCTTAGAAATCCACTTTACTGCGGAAAAATAGTAGTTCCTAAATATAGAGATGAAGAAGAAAGATGGGTAACTGGCCAACATGATCCCATTATTAGCGAGGGCTTGTTTTATCGCGTACAAGACGTTCTTGACAGTAAAGCCAGAACATACAGGCCAAAGATCAAGACTATCGAAAATTTTCCTTTAAGAGGCTTTTTTTTATGCCCTCAATGTGGGCAGAAGTTAACAGGCAGCAAATGTAAAGGAAGGAATAAACATTACTACTACTATCATTGTCACAAAGATTGTAAATGGAGAGTAAACTCGGAGATTGCCAATAAGATATTTAAAGAGCATTTAAATAAATTTAAACCTTTACCGGAGGTGAAAAAATTATATGCGGCAGTTCTGCTTGAAGGATATCGAGAACACACAGGAGTAGTAGCTAATGAAAAAAATAAATCGCTGGAACAAATTGCAGCTTACGAAAAGAAATTATCTGTTGCCAGAAATCTGTTAGTAAGTGAGAAAATTGATGCTGAGGATTATAATCTCATGAAGATTGAATACAATGAAATTATCAGTAATCTGGAAAAAGAGATGGGTAATATCGAGGACGACAGAGGAAATATAGAGTATTTAACGAACTCAGGATTGGAAAACCTTTTAAAACTCGGAGAAGCCTTTGATAATGCGAGTTTAGCAGATTCGAGGGAGATAATTGGTTTAATTTTTCCTGAAAAATTCACATTTCGAGAAAACAAAATCCAAACCGCTAAGATCAACGAAATGGTCAACTGTATCTACTTGGTAAACAACAGATTACGAGCAAAAAAAAACGGGACAAAAGATGATATTTTTCTTTTGTCCCGAGTAGTGA